GCCTCGATCAGCGGCTCCAGGTCTGCCCGGAGCGCGGACACCTGCTCAGGGGTAGCCCGGGCCTCGATCAGCGGCTCCAGGTCTGCCCGGAGCGCGGACACCTGCTCAGGGGTAGCCCGGGCCTCGACCAACCGGAATAGATCGGCCACTACCTCCTTCATCTGGTCAGTAGACGGCATCGACTCAATCAGCGGAGTTAGGTCTGAACGAACCGCGTCTATCTGAATACCCATCTCCGCGGACCAAGACGCTAACCGCTCAGCTAACTCTTCTTCATCTACACGCTTAGAGACGGACGCACGCACTTCTTCCAACTGTTCCGCGCGTGCATTGATAGCAGCCCGTAGCTCGGTATAATCATCATTCAACGCCGCTGCCAACGCGGTACTTTGCTCTTTGATCTGTTCGTGCGCAGCACGCAGGGTCTCTTGGGCCTCTACCAGTGCCTCACGAGTGGTCAGGGGCTCGACTGCAAGAGCAACTACTGGCTCTACCCACGTCTTCACGATCTCAACCGTAGGTACGGACGCGGATACATCGTCAACCCGTTCCATCACTACACGATGCAACTCCTGTGCTTGCACCACTGCGTCAGCGACCAATGTCATTGTGTCAGGCATAGCGGCTAGCACCGCGTCAAAGTCAGCACGCAAAACTGTCGATAAGGCTTGCAACTCAGGCTTGATAGCGCCCACGTAGACATCCAAATGCGGGACGGACGCCGCGATGTCGTCCGCGTGCTTAACCGCCGCTCGGTGGTATAACTCCGTCTGCTTTCGTGCGTCAGCAACCGCGGTCTCAGCATCGCTGCGGAGGGACGCCACTTGCTCACGTACCTCGTTGAACAATACACCCGCGTCAGGAAGCCCGGCCACGGTTTCTTGAACCGATACGCACGCGCTACGCACTTGCCCCAACTCTTCACGCAGCGCGTCACAGTCCTTTAGGGCATTCGCACGAACGTCCAGCACCAGTTCATTGACTGCACCGATGTCCTTGCTAACATCAGCATGTTGTGCGTAATCAGTGAGCGAGTCCCAGGCCGCCGTAAGGTCTTCGGTCAACGCCTTCGCGGCAACTTCTTCACGTAGTTCTGCGACAGCGGCATCGACCTCTTTACGAGACGCTGCCAGCAATTCAATAGTTGCCTCTCCAGCTTCAGCGAGACGCTTGCCTTCTTCAGTGAGTTGCTGAAACTTACGTTTCACTTCACACTCAGCCTGGTCCTTTTGCGCACGCAAGCCCGCGAGTTCTTCGCGTAGCTCCACCACTAACGCGCTGGTCATCAGCAGGTCATCAGCCCGCTGGCTGCGCGCCGCGGCCAACTCTGCGGCGTGCTCCTTACGCAGCCCCGCGATAGCTAAGGCGACGGCCTCAAGGATTTCGTCTTTCAAGTCATCCATTACGCGGCCTCCCCGAGCATTCTTCGCCGCATTAACTCAATTCGTACCGCTTTGGCAGTGGGGTCGGGCGCTGGAACGGTGGACGGAGGCTGCATTGCAGCGCCGTAGGATAGCGGCACCATCTGTTGCTGCATACGCGGTACATCACCATCCGCAACGGGCGGCAGTCTGTACTTAGCACGCGCCTCATTGGGAGAGAGTACCGCGGATCGCGTGCCCTCCCCTAACGCGGTCATGAATTCTTTAAAGTCCGCCCGCATTGAGGCGCCTTCTTGGTCGAACTCGACCTCCTCCCCCATCGGGAGAGCGAAGGAACGCGTCAGCGAGTTAGAGATATGGTTAAGGTAGAAGCCTAAACACGAGTTAATGAACCAACGAGTCATCGACTCGACGGTAGAGAACTTTGACCCCTCCATGTCACCCAACATGAATGGGGGGACACGATAAATCTGCGCTACTTGTGTTTGAGAGAGCTTAGCAGACGCGATTAACTCCGCATCAACTGCGTTCATGGTCATAGCTTCCCACGTCATGCCTTCCGTGAGCACGACTGGTTTACCTATGTTCTCATCACTTGTTGCTGACCGGAACCTCTCTTTGATACGTTCTACCGCCGCGGGTTCAAGCGTCTTCGGTGTCCGCACGATACCGGAGGGCCGTGCCATGTTACTAAAGAACCCGGCAACCTGACTGTTGATTGACGCTCCTGCATTCACAGAAAGGGCAGCGGCCACGAGCGGGGTCTCACCGATTAGCGGATGCACGGGGGTGAAGAGACGCACGTGAAGCATATCCCGCTCTGGCACCCACCCGAAATCATCAACACGCGCGAGTGCGCGCATGTTACTATCTGATACTTGATAGTACACATCACCCGTAGTCATGTCGATATGCGGGTGGCACATCCGGGGATTAACGGGATAGATTTCCGAAATCTCAAAGCGCCCGTTCCGGATGATACGTCCGTACGCATTACCATCAGAGAGCAACGAGTACGCGATGTACAACAGGAAATCCGATTGCGTCTGATAACGATTTGGACGCCGGAACACGCGGGCAGGAGCTTGCGACGTGTTAAACGTTACAGAGCCATCAGCCGCAGTTACAGCGTGCCGTAACGCAATGCGCGAGATTTCGTCAGAGATTATTCGCCAGCACGCGTACACCGGGCCGTAAGAGCCTGGCTCCCAGTGCTTCGGTTGAGAAGTCATCTGCCACGAGTTCCACGGGCCCGTCTGCACCGTCATCGACTTCGCGAAGTCGACGCTGGGTGCGGATGCACGCACAACACGCGGCTTACGGCGCGACATCAATCAGTCCATCGTCGGCTGACGACGCTTCAACTGCGGCCCACGGATGGCGGGCGCTTTGGCGGCGGCTTCGTCGGTGACTTCGGTTTGGGTTTGCACGCCATCAGTGTTCTCCGGTCGAGGATGCGCGTACAGCGCGTCAACGCCATCAGGTGATAGCATTTCCACACTGTCGTGTTGCGCTGCAAGCAACGCTTCATCACATGGCATGAGGCCGCGTTGCCCTGGCTCCAGCGTTACGTTTACACCATTGAAGTCCATCGCTGCGACACGCTCTCTCGCCCGTATCATCCAGTTCTTAGCCATACTGTTCTCCGGAGCAAAGGGCCTCATGGCCCCTTGCTATTGGCGATTACCAGCCGGTAGTGGCGGTCAAAACTTGTACGCCGGCCTGACGCAGAATACGCCAGTCCAACGTCCAGATACCCTTTACCGCGACCAAGTTCTGCTGGAAGAGCGAGATCACCGGATGCGCAAGCGCAGGCGGGGTACCTGCGGTCGAGATGGTGGCCGGGCTCGTATCCTCGAAGTGCAAGGTCGCCTGATCGCTTTGCTCAAAGTACGGCAGCAGTTCAGTGGCGAACGCCATGGAGTCACCCGCGATGAAAGCCGTCACGCCACTGGTGACGTTGGTGCTCTCCAGGATCGGAAACCCCCTGAATCGGCCGCGCTGGACTTCATCACGGAACACGAACTGCCCTGTCGTGCCGTCCTGTTTATCTTCTAGCGCAAGGCGCTGAAGGGGGTTCATGACCCACACGCCTTCAACACCCGCGTCAATAGCCCACACCCGGCCCAACATCGCGCGGGTACTGGCATTGATTTCCTTGACCGTGCTGTTGCCCGCGCCAGTGGCCACGTTCGCTTGCGCCACGATGTTCCCAGCGCCGGTTTCAGTGGTGTCCTGCAAGCCCGCCGGGCGAGTCCCCGCGGTGCGTGCGATGGCGTCCAAGAACTTCACGTCAATGGTGCGAGCGGTGTCCTTGAGAATCTGGTTCTGAATGATCCCCTGGATCGACGGGACAGACCGGCGCATCAACTCCTTGGAGAACGCGGAGATGACGCCCAACGTATGCGGCTGGAGGCTCACGGTACCGATGGAACCGGACTTGACGGGAATCACGCCATTTTCGGCGATGAAGTCACCCGCCAAGTTGCCGACACCGCCTTGCACGGGAAGGTTGAACTTGCCCTCAAACGTCAGCCGCATACCCGGGATGCGGTTGTACACGGTCATCGCGTACATGGCCTCCACGAGCGGACCCCACGTCTCCTGGACCAGATTACCGGCCCACGTCGGATTCCCGGTGACGGCGGGCGCCGTTGCCGCGCGCACCAGCATCTCCATCTCAGGGATGTCTTTGCACTCCTCGCGGGCCAGCGAGAGCGGGTCCTTGTTGGTCATCAGGCCCTTGATGACGCAGGCCAGGGCCATACCGGCCTTGTTCATGCCGGGCGTGCGGGACCGGGCCTCAACGCGTGGGACGGGCGCCGGGTCGGCGGTGCCGCCGCTGGTGGCGGCCAACGTGCGTTCCAAGTGTTCGAGGTTCTTGAGATGACCGTTCAGGCTGTCGAGCTTGGTCGCCAGATCATGCAACGCCTCAGACTGTTCATCCGTCATCGCGCCGGTATCATCCAGGGAGTTGGTGATAGCGGCAATCTGGTCTTTGGTCTTGACGATCTCTTGCTGCTTGGCTTGAACTTTGTCGGCGAGCGACATATTGGTTCTCCCTTTTGGGGTTGGTTTAGATTGGGTGTCGCTCGCTTGCAACTTGGTACTCATCATCTGGTCGTGGATGCTTCTGGTGCACATGACTGCGCTCGACGTGTGCGCTAGTGCAGACAGCATCCTACCGAACGCAGGGTTGAGGTCTTTGAGACGTGCTTCGGGGTTGGCTGGCGTAGGAGTGATGGAGACTTCCACCAGTTGCCATTTGTTGATGCGGTACCCACCCCACGGTTCTTCAGGATCAAGCGGCTCGCAGGCTTCCATGTCCGCCAAAAAGCCGATGGACACGAAAGGGGTGTACCCTCCCGCCATCAGCGCCCGCGCCACGTCCACATCCTCAGACGTACCCGCGGGGGCCATATAAATCATTGCCTCGATACCGTCCTTGGTGATCTTCAAATTCCCCACCTTCCCCACGATGCTTTTTACCCGGCTATCGTGGTTCATCAAAAGTGGGAAGCACTCGTCGAAAGCACGAGTGACAACATCAGCGCCCAATGGGTTCACCGAGTCCCCATACGAATCAATAGCGGGGGTTGTCAGCATGACCGGGACCGGCTCATCCACGTTGACGGCCTTACGGTTAGCGACCTTGCCTACCTTAAAGAACATTTGACTCATCAGTGGACCCTGCCATAAGTCTTGCCTGCGGCAAGTGATTCAGCGATTCGCATGTTTCGGATACCGACACTCGCTACCACGTCCTCGACAGATGCGCCGAGCGACAACATGGTTCTGGCCTGCTGCACTTGCTCTACTGAGAGGTTGCGGGGATTGCCGCAGATGATGGACTCGGCATAACCGTCGTCCTTCCACCGTGCAGAGATGAGTGGGTTTGGCCGGCCTTCTCGACCGCAGCGGGAGAAGAAGTCTGTAATTACCTTGTCCTTTGGCTGATCCTTGTTGGCGTCGTTCAGCGCGCCGATGGAGCGCAAGTACGCCAGGCCAGACTTCCCGCCCGGAACCATATTCAAGCCTTTAGGATGCAACGAAAGGCCCGCGATGAACATCTCCTCGTAATCTTCTGCTTCGTCCTTAGTTAAACCTGCTGCCAGCACTTGGTGAATGCTGAACCCGCCTTGGTACTTTAGCAGCGCCTTGTGGAATAGGTACGGAGACCCTGAGTACGCGCTGTTCAGGTGTTGCTGGTACCTTTTAAGCAATCCTTGTTTGGTCATGCCGACGTAGGTCTTAGCGCCGTCCTCTTTGCTACCTACGGTGTGGCTGTAGACTATATGCTTATCCTCCACCGTCGCGGCGCCTTTCAGGATAGCATTCAAAGGAACCGCCACTGTCCACCCATAGGCGGATACCACGATCTGCGTCCCGTTTACTTGGAACCCGCACGCCTTATGCAAGTCGGCAACGGCGGACTTGATAGCCCCGTCCGCTCTCAACAGAACACCAAAAGACGCAACGGGGGACCCGTCCGCATGCAACATGCAGATAGGCATGTGCGTCGCTTGACCTCGGGACAGGGGGACGCGCAAAGCGGCGTACAGCTTCTCATCAAGCACGCGAAGCACCGTCGGGTTGTACAACCCAACAAGGTACTTGAAGTTTTTGGCGCTGATTGCCCGGAGTTTCATGTCAGGGCTTGCGGGAATTGCGAGTCGCGGGCATGGGCACACCTATAGCGTGCCCTCCCGGTCTCACCGACGGAGGGGCTTGGGGAAACCTAGCAGGCTAGTCGTCGTCGCGCTCGCCGGGCGGTGGGCGCTCCGAGCGTTCGCGTTTTCCTGGACGATTTCGTGCTGAATATTGCATTTGCAGGAAGTCTAGTGCCGTTCGTCGGAAAACGCAACCCCAGACAGTCGAAAGCCCCGGCACGCTTGCGGCATGTCGAGGCTTTCGGGGTTGGTCCCGTCACGAGGACGGGGAGTGCTACTCTCGCTGATGCGTGGACCTTACGGTACAGGGGCTTTACACGAGTTCTTCCGTAGAGGCTGGTTCCGGGCCGCGGAAGGGTAGTGACACTCAGCTACCGGCGAACCGACAGCGTGAAGATAGTGTAGAGCGCGCCATGAATGCCGTCAACAAAAAAATCCCCGCGTCTGGCTGCAACCAGAGGCGGGGTGGTGACGCAAACCTTCAGCCTGGAATCAGCAGGGCATGAAGGCAGAGGTTCCTACTGTGACGTACCAAAAAATCCCGCGTCTTACTGGAATAAGAGGCGGGGTGTGATGCTTCAGAGGCGGCGCCTCGGAGGTAAGAAAAGGGCGGCGTTGGCGAGGTTTGAACTCGCACGGCTCAAGGCCCGAAGCGCCTTACCTAGAAGGCACTCCTCACGTCTACCAGTTTCGTGACAACGCCTTAGGTACCATTATATCCGGGCTCCGCGGCCACGCAAGTCCTGCCCGACGAACGGTGTCCCGGAAAAACGAAGGCCCCCGGAGGGGCCTTCTAACTGCCGCACTGCACGGCCCACACCAGAGAAGTCAACGGTGAAGAGCCTGCGACACGGAAAGCGCGGGGCGCACGAGTCAGCAGCTACAACAAGGGTACGCCGCCACCCTCACCCCGTCAACTCGTGTCATCGCCAAAAATTCGCTTCAGGTCCTCCAGAGCGCGGCGAGCCCGGTCTACCTTCAGGCACGCCTCTCGCCCCTTCTCCCGTGGCTCACCCGGTATGCGGTACTGCTCAGGCGCCGGACCCCGACGCCCAATTGACCCGTCTGTGGGCCTGTACCCTAAGATGCCCATGCTCAGCGCCCCAACTCATATGCGTCGTTGATCCTACTAGAATCATGTATCACATCGCGCACTCCTCTGTTTCAAAGGCGCTCGTGCCTTCAGCGTCGTGGCCTAGTAGCTCAATAACACGTAGCGCCATCGCTAGCGTTACCGTACCATCTATTCTACCATAAGACTTCACTTTATCAAACTTACGTCCGCCTGCGGGGTCGCTTGTCGCGATGGTGTTGGACATGCACCACGTCAGCACGGGATGGTCCCCATGGTTTAGCTTGGAGTTGTATACCGCGCGCTCCAGTGCATCTACGCACGGGCTTGCATCCTTGAACCCCTGCCCTATCGCAAACAAGAATTTCTCGTCCTCTGCTAAGTCCCCCATCCCACGCTCGTGCAAGTACGGCTTCAAGTCTTTGATGCGGTACCGATCTGCACCAATACCCTGCACGTCGAAGTTTTTCACGCAGAACTCTATCTGCGCGGCTACGAGGTCGTAGTCTATTGTCTCATCGGACTCTGTGTTAATGAATCCTTGCTCTGACCAAAGCACGAACGGTACTTTATCCTGGTTCTGCCTCTCCAGGATGCGCCGACTCGGCATAAAGAAGTACGGAACTACGGGCCGGCGCTGATCCTCTTCTCCGGTCACCGGATCAAACACGGCGGTTAGGCATGTCAAGTCCGTGGTGCCAGACAAGTCTAACGCCATATAGCATCGGCGACCGTACAGTTCATCGTAATCTATAAAGCCTGAGCACAGGTCCCACTTTGACTTTGATATGAGCGGGTTATAGGGGTTGGCGCGTTGGTTGAGACGCAACCCACGATAGCGGGCTTCTCCAGACGGCATAGACACTACATCCGCGCTAGCTTTGCGCATATCTTTAAGGGATACAATGCTACCCAGCCCCGGGTTAGCTAAGTACCACGTTTTCTCGTCATGCGGGTCTAGCTTCGCTCCGTTAAACTCTTCCGGTGTCTCGAACACGAAGCCTGCTACGCTCAGAGACTCTTCGTTCCCTGTGTTTATGCGTTTACAGCGGTCTACTTTCTGAGAAAAAATGTGCAGGTTAGTTGGCGCCTGCGTGGACATCATTATCGTAAGAGGTTCAGCCTGAGCGCCGAAACCGGATGTTAGCACAGAGAAAAACTCTTCTGCCGCGGGTGCGGGCACGTTACCAAGCTCGTCAAAAATAACTACAGCAGGGTTCAACCCGTGCGCACGGTACGCGTCAGAAGACAGCACTTCAAACTCAACAAGCGACGTAATATGCGTCATGTGCTTGCTGCTAGCGATGATGTGGAATAACTTGGATATGCCTAAATCTTCGTCCTGAGAGATAAACCTGTTGACGATCTTGAAAGTCAGGCCAGCCTGCTTTCTGTCCGATGCTGCGACGTATCCGTTGCCGGTGGACAGCCCGTAGCTATCCTCATGTAGTACCAAGAGCGCCGTCATTATCCCTGCTATAAGCGTCGTATTGTGCGTCGGTATACCCCCTCGTCCTGCCAAGAATAGGTTATCAAACGCGTCTACAGCGATGCACTTAGTAGGCACGCTTTGCACCGGAACACAGTCTACTATCTCGACCGTCTTTCCCCTGAACGGGCCTATGGCGTGATTGTTTTCTACCTCATCGCCCGGCCTGTAGACATAGAGGCTGTCATATACCTGCTTCGTAGTGCACACCGCTTGATATTTGCCTTTAGTCAACCGTACTCGGCCTGTAGCTCCTTCGGGCGTGTTCCGGTGCAGGGTTGTCCACAAGTGCCCCCCCCCAGCCGTTATCACTGTCCCGTCAGAGAAATGCACATCATAGCAAGTGTTACCGTGGAACACTTCGGACACGTTGGTCACTAGCGTAGGAAGCCCGTCGCTTCCCAACACGTAGTCACCAGCCTGGATTTCACCCATGGTGGTCCAACCGCTCGGAGTGGGTATTGGAGTGTCCAGACTTAGGTCTTTGGCGTTCTTTCTTGCCATCGTTAGTAACCCTTCAGTAACTAACCTCAACTTAGTATCAGGGTCTTCGGGTCCGAGGAGACAAAGCAATATCATCACCTGGAACGACTCCAGTGCTATCTTCTCGCCTTTCAACTCTCCTTCTACGTGTTTCAGCGACTCAATGATCGTCACCACGTCCAGCACGTGCTGCCAGCGCATGTGCGGCCACTGGAGGAGATGCCAGGGCGCGGTGTAATCCGGGTACGCCTCAAAAGGAAAACCAGAGACACGCTTCAGCAGCACGCTTTCAGGCTTGAAAGCGCGACTGTCGGGGTTATACGTGGCTTTGGTGAACGCGCTTAGGCGCTCTTGGACGAACGCCTTCGCGGCACGTGCTAACGGGTTATCGTCCAATCAAGATTCCGTGTAATACCACACAACGCCTTCTTCATCCTGCTTCCATTTAACGGTGCCCTGACTCACCAGCCTCCCGAGAGCCGGGTAGTATGGAGACGCCCTCCACCGTCCTTGCGGGTCGCACACCAACTCTCTCACGGTCGGTATCCCGCAAAACCTGTCCTCTAGGTCCCCTGGACGTTTCGGACCTCCTTTTACGAAGTCCAACAACTCATCCTTCACAGCCACCCAGGTTTCGTCAGAGTAGCCATGGGTTAACGTCCCACCTTCTACAATTTCTGTTCGCATAATAACCCCTCTATGAAGTGTTTACTGGTACGCAGACAACAGTAACTTTATCTTAGCAGCTAAGCGGCATTCCCCTTCCCTGCGCTCGTGCTCTAGGGCTTCGGTAATCAAAGTGTCCAACTTTAAGAATACTACAAAATTGGGTACTTGGAACGAAACCACCCTGTCGCAAAATCTAAATTCCGCTTCACCTGATTCACCATCTGCGTTTCCGGTAAACGATGATTCTACCGTCTGTTTAATCATTAGCTACCTCCAGCAACGTACCGCCTGCGGCCACAGCGCCATACTCTTCTTCCCACTTCCTCTGTGTCTCGGCCCACGCCCACCTGACCATCCGCAGCAGCGATTCTATCGTCTCTCGTGTTGGTGGCCCGACTGAACGTTCCCCGATCATTACCTCCGTCGTTCCATCGTTCCACCTGTAGATGTACAGTCCCTCGGGGAAGTCGCAGGACCACGGGCCTGCCGCGTTTGGCATAGCCGTAGCGCCCTGCGCGACGCACCATTCTTCTGTAAGGTCAGACTCACTCATTCGCTATCTCAAGCAATGTATCACCGTGGCACTTCAACTGGACGCAGACACACATGAGGTCCTTGCCACGGAGTTCTCTCTTTACCTCTTCCACTAGGTCTGGTCTTGTGGCAAGCATAGCCTTATGCTTTGCAATAACCTCGTAACGATTACCATGCACGCCGATTATAAACGGATTGCCCCACTTGCCTCCTTGGCGCGTGATGTCTACTGCGCCTTCGGGCACGGGGCCTTTCGCTTTATTGTAGACTTTTGGCATTTACGTCCTCACAACTTTTGCATCGTACCGCCGCACGAGCAATTTCTTGTCCGTGAAAGATGCCTGGACCGGTCCAAAAACTCTTGGTCGTAGTTCGTGCGTGTCCTGCCGCAAGACGTACATGCCCACCCATCGTCTAAACGCCTTAACGCGTCCCTGCGCTCCTCTCGGTCGGTCTTTGGTCTACACTTCATTTGATATTTACTAGCCATGCTACACGCCGCGCCGCAGACCGAAGTCTTTACCCTTGATCTTCACCATCCGGCCATCCATGTGGTGCCACACCACGCCTTCAATGTCATGCTCACGCAGGTACCCGCGCAACGCAGCGAACGTGCGAGGACACTCAGCCAGCGTTTCTGAGCCATGGAGCACCAGCACATGCGAGCCGCACCCCTCCGGGTTCTTCTGTACCTTCGGCCCGCACAGTTCGTACGTGCCATCTGGCAGCGCGCCGCCAGCGGCGCTCAGAGCCTCGCGGTGCCACGCGTCCTCCGGGCCATCACCCACTGGTACCCAGCCCGGTACGTTGCCGGTCACGCTGTCGGGCTCCTGCGCGGACTCAAAGCCCTCTGGAATGGCCTTACCAGCCTTCAGTTCGTGGCGCTTCCACAGCTTGCCGTCGCGCCACATGCAACAGGTCCCGTCCAGTTTGCGCGTTGCAACGCCTTCTCCATCAGTGACCCACTCGGCACCCGGAACTACCTCGTCACGCACCAAGCGGTCGCCTTCATAGTCGCGCTGAAACAGGCTGATAATCTTCTTCATTTGTTTTTCCTTATGTGGGGTGGACGGGAGACGCTTCCGCCTCCCATGCGTTGCTGTCAGCTACTACTACTTACTTTCCATACACCAACCCAGATGGTGCGGTCTATTCGTAGCGTGCCAATTAGTGTTACTGGTCATCACACTCGGTCAGAACCGGGCGATGCGCCGGCCCAAAGTGTCACTGTAGGCGGTCATCTGCTCCAACTGCAAGTGCAGGTCCGCTTGCTCATCGGCCTCAAGCGTCGGGAGGATATCACCCACCAGAAACACTCCCAGGCGTTCAATGTTGCTATCCAATGTGGCCTTTTCGTCGACCACTCGTTGTTGATGCGGTTGCATGATTTTCTCCTGTCTGTTTAATCCCATCTTTTTTAGCGGTACCCGCTGGTAATGGGCCATCAAATGCCACGCCTAGCTATCATACGGGCGCTATTAGCCTCCGGGGTGGAGCGCGGCGCGCACGGCTGCGTCTTTGGCCTCTAGCAGCTTGCGCAATGATACCGTGCGCTCCGGGCCGGGTTCAACCATTGCACAGATAGAGCACGCTGCGTCCCAGAACTTCGATGACACACCCTGCAAGTGCTCGGGCAAATGCGCAAACGTGAACCACTTCATCATACGGTCTTCTTCCATCTTTATCTCCAGTAGTTTGTGTGGTGGGAGACGTTTCCGTCTCCCGTTAGGCCTGCGACGTTGCTTCACATTTGAGTCATGGTATCCGCGCGTTTCTCCTGTCTGTTCTCGGCGTTTCGGCAGAACCCCGCCGGTTCAAGGTAGGCATATCACTGCCTCACTATCACGTGCCCTGCTATGCTGTCGGCGCCACCTTTCCAATCTTACGATACTTCTCTACGCCTTCCAACGCAAAAGCAGTACACACCATATGAAACCCCCATGCTGCTGCGGTGGCGACATAGCCAGACGACACCATCGTCACAAAGCACCCCCACGCCACAGCGTACCAAGCGACCCTAAAGACCCGTCCACTGGAAGGCTCCTTCGCAAGAGCCCTCTGCATGGTATTACTCAAGCACGCCAGCCCCGTAGGTAGGCACACTACCCACACAAAGAACAGAACCAAGTACCGCGCCCCCTCAACACAGTAGAAGAAACCCGCGATGGACGCCAACGGCATACCAGCCAGTAGGTCTAAACGTACCAAACCCGCGATGGACGCCAACGGCGTACCAGCCAGTAGGGCTAAACGTACCAACCACCTATTCATCTTATACCCCGTGTTACTATTACCTAAAACGCGATGCAGACTTGGAACTGTACTGCCGCCCCTCGGCCTGTTCACAGGGCGCGTTTAACCAGCGGGTCGCCGGTGCCAATGCTCACTAGAGTTAGCCACCAGACTATTATCCAGGGCCTCAATCACCTGTTACTGCCACCGGCTCCCGTCTCTCCGGGCCTCGGCAAACGAGGTAGAGTCGAACTACCCTTTGATACGCGCTATCGGGGCGGGAGGGAATCGAACCCCCGCACCATCTGCGCCAGTGGCCCCGATAGCGCGTATCAAAGAGTGCGTCAATCTACGTGATCGTTTGGTGGTGCACCGTCAGTCCGCGGTCTATCCTCTCGTGGTATCTCCATCCATTTATCTACCGTACCATTGGCAACGGCGATATAAGCACCATAGTCCCAGTTATCTACAGCTTCATACCAGCCCTCCTTTATGTAGTACGTGTCATTCTCTTCATTATACTCAAACTCCGTGTCATCCGACTCGCTTTCGACCTCAAACTGCCGGACGTACTGCCCGACAATCCACCGACGCTTCCCGTGCGAGTTAAGGTACGACGCAAAGACGTGCCGACTGTCACCCGGTATAACCATTTCGTACTCTCAATATAACCCGGTCACAAACACCCGTGTGTGGGTGCCACCTTTTTCGCAACGTACCCTCGTGCCTGACCCCCGGGCCGCGTTCATCCCGTCGATGCCAGCGTTCGCATAGCCTGCGTTCAGGGCAACGCGCATCGCTACACACGGTTAACATACGTGATAGCTCCAGATGGCGTTACCGTGTACCCGCGAAGACGTAGCGCAACGGCAGTAGAAGAGCGCAACGGCCCGCCGATGCGTACCGCGTCTTTGCCCATGAGAACCCGCACAGCATGATCGAGTTCACGCTTCGCGGCATCTCGCTGCAACGCGACCTTGAGCGTCATGTCGTTCATACGGATTGTCCGAACATATGGGGACCGACCTCAATCGCGTACTCGTGCTCTTGCCTTTTCAATGTAGACCTTTGCACTGAGTGCACTTCCACGAGCCACCCGTTTATGCCACGAGCAAGCACGACCGCAGCAGGGTCCGCGGCCTTGATGGCCCGAAGTTTTTCAATCAACTCGTCTATGTTGAGCATCCTTCTTACCCCGTTTTACGAACCCACACGCATCACAAATAAGATGCGGCGTGTTCACTGCGTTGAACTTAACCCTCATACCGGCAACGTTCGCCGGGCCACCCGCTACAAGGCGCCACTCTACACGAAGGGCTCCGTTACAGTCTGGGCATGGTGGAGGAACTACCATCGTCCGGCACGATCCGCGACGGCCAGCAGTAAGATGCCCAGAAGCAGCCACCATCCTCCGTGGTCAACGACAATCCACACACCTGCCACCAAGGCCGGGACACCAATGCACACTGAGACCAAATCTTTTGTATTTCTCGTCACGACGCTTTCTCCATTACTTTGTACATATCCACGTTACAAGTGATCTCCAACTTTTGCTGATCCGTGAACCCTCCCGCATCAATCAAATTGGCGAGTACCCTCGACAATCGGAGTACCCTACGATTCAAGTCCTCCAATTCTCCACGCCCGTACTCGTCAAGAAGCACTAGTTCCTCAGTGCTAACATCCATATCACCGCCGCCAAACTCGCGTATCAACATTATCTATCTCCAGTATCCTCTGTTCATGGGCTCATCTTACACCCCCCCCCACACTTACGCTCAAGCGTTATCCGACGAACGGTACTTAGCGCGCTGCCCTTCGCTTAGCGGTCTACCGACACGTACTTGTGGTTCTCACCGATAGCAACGAGTATGTCTTCTCCGCTCAGGCTGGACCGCTCCAGCAACATTGCCACTATTTGGTCGAGGCGTCCTACACGTTTATCCAAGCCCTCGACCAACCCGTCCCCGTAGCTCACGGCGTTGTTAGATACGCGACTCGGTATATCGAGATCGCTTTCTTCCTCTGTCCATTTATCCCGCACTTTCATCGTTTTCCCCTGACTGGTGTTAGCATGTGAAGGTATTATTCTCTACGTGGAGCACCGTGTCACGCTACTTCCGACGAACGGTACGTCCCGAGTGTTTGGCCAACGATTCAAACGCTGCGTCAACATCTTCCTGCGTCGGAGTAAACCGCTGCCCATAAAAGAACTCCATGTCAGCAAGTGCCATCTCCAATATTTCCCATCTAACGGAGAAATGTTTCGCCGCTTCTTGAACAAACTCGGGGAAATCTTTGCCTCTGTTCATTCTTCATGACCGATACTTCTCCAAATACGCCAGGGGCTTCTCCATCTTGCGTTCCAGCAGCGCCGGCTCAACGAAAGCCTCGTACCCCCCGGGCACGGTCAACGTCAGCCAGTCGATCTTTGCGTCTAGCGGTGTTAACACCAGCAGGGTTGTGTGGCCTAGCTTATGCCTCGTCGCACGCCGTACATCAGCGCGCCGCGCTAAGTTCTCCACCACCACGCAGACCTTCCTGCCCGCGGATAACGCTGCTTCGACATCTACCATCATCCTGATGGACGCGGCATCGAACAGCCCTGTGGTGTAGTGCGTGACGCACTCGGCTACGGCTTTCACCGGGTCCTTAATCAGCTTGCGCCCTTCCGGTGTGGCGTAGATTACAGACTGCGTGGTCGTGTGCTCATCGCCACACGTCAGATACCCGCGGTGAATAAGCCCTTCGATCGCACGATTTATGTTCCCGTGCTCCGTCGCCCACTTCACACCGAGCATCTTTACGTTGCCCACCACGAGGGTCCCGCCCTGCTCAATGACCAGGGCTAGGATGGCTCGTTGCTTGACACCAAGTTTTATTTTACGGGGCATCGGGCGCATCTAAGTCATCTTCGGATACCGCGATGGTGGGAAGCCCTCGGGCTTCGGTACCCACTGCATCATCCTCCATCTTGCAGCACGGCCTCATAATCGTCACACTCAATCTTCTACCGCGCGGGCTTGTACCCATAGCCCTCGTGGTACTTGCACTCAGCCCGCGGAGTCGGGTCGCAGCATAGCCCTGTCTTGAGCGGGTTGCGCTCAAGGTATTCCTCGACCCGCGCTATCGACTCAGCGCGATGTTTGCAAGAGAAGCAAATGTCATTCATAGTTTGTTACTCTGTTAGCCGCAACACACCCAACCGTTCAAGCGCCTCCACAATGTCGTGCGAGTCTGCGACTAACGCGCGTGCGCGACCGGGGCTTAGTACGAGTGGCACGAACTCCGGTTTCTCGGAGAATATTGCACCCGGCGTCCATTGCTCGTGCGACTTGTCCTCTTGCGCCACGGGCGGATCGCTTTTAGCTGCCTCGGTCTGCGACGTAGGACCAGACTTGTGCGCGTCAAGGAAGTCTTCCACATCATGACATGCGCGTGCCTTCGAGTTTACGCGCCCTTCAATGGGCGCACCGACGTGCCGGTAGACCTGCCAACACCAGATCGGCTCTTGGTTGTCTTCCCTCCACACGTCAGCTACCAGTTGGTTCCGCTCGCCGTACATCTCATAGTGTTCGCTGCCTTCGACCCGTACCCACGTGTACGCCATCGCGTGCTCACCGATAGTGCGTCTGCTTATGGCCTCCGCGACCGCTTGACGCTCCATTTGCTCTCGCATGATTGGTGACTTCGCGAGACCACTAGGCCAATCCTGCATCTTTAGAACTACGCCCGCAGGGTCCTGCTGCACCATCCAAGCGTTCATAGTGCTCACGTAACTGGGGAACTCTTTTCTGTATAGCGCGATCAACTCGTGGCACCGCGTCAACTCGGTATCAACCCCACATGAAGGGCAAAACCGACCATCGGGGTACTCTGTGCCGCACACAGGGCATTGCATCACGATACCCCATCCGGTACATCAGGAACCTTATTCTGACA